ATGTCTGCCACAACCGCCTCATGCCTGTGATCGCCATCGACATAAACTAGATCCAGGGATTCATCGCCAATATCAGGCAGTGCGTCAAGACTTTTCCCCCGCTTGAAGGATACGTTACCAAGTCCCTTGGCACGGTTCTGGAAAGCCTCGAAAACAAACTTCATTGGACACTGGTGGCTGGCAACATCGTTTAGGTCGTAGCCATTGATCCAGGGATCGACCGCCAGAACCTCTTTGAAGTACTTGGAAATAACCTCGGTTCCCTCACCGCTATACGCGCCGATCTCCACGGCCTTGCCGTTTGCGCCTTTCTCGTTTGCCCACTGGCAAAGCTTGGCCAACCCTTCCTGCTGGAAGGGCGGGCGCATTACGGGAACCTTCAAGCAGGCATCGGAGCGGCGGGTTGTGCGCCTTGCGGAGCAATCTGCTCGGCAGCACGCATTTCCTGTTTGGCCGCATCGCGAAGCTGTTTCTGGATGGCGCGGGAGGTATTGGGATCGACCTGCTCCAAGGCAGCCAAGTGCTGCTGGAGGTGCTGCATGAGTACCTGCATGGACGCCTGATCGACGGGTTGCTGGCGGACCTGCGCCGCCTGGTTGAATTGAAAGAGAACCTGGATGTGGATCTTGTGGTCGTCGGAGGGCTTGATCTGGACGGGGAATCCGGTGGCAAGCATGGTGGCAATCTCGCTCGCCTGATCCTCGGCCTGATCGCCCATACCAGCCTGCGGGTCTTGGAACAACCGACGCACCAGGCTGGGGTCGTCCTGTTCTATGACAGACTTGACCAGTTCGCCCTGGTTGACGAAAGGATTCCCCTGGAACATCTGCATCCGGGCGACGGCTTTCTGGAGCGAGAACTGACGGTTGATAAAGTCCAATCCGCCCTTCGGCTCAATCGAGTACTCCTCGTGGATACCTTCGGGCGGCATCGCGCCTGTCTCCTCGGCATAACGGAACATGAGGTCACGCTTGTTGTACTGGACGTAAAGCGACCAGCACTGCTTGAACAAGTGGGAAAGCCCCATTCGGAAGATTCGGTTACGAAGATCGCCTGACGCTGCGGCTTGAGCCTGCAACGCCGAAATCTCAGTGGCGGTCTTACGGTCTGAAACCTGGTACTGCGAACCAGCCCCGAAATCGGGATTGCCCATGCGGGCTTCTGCCAGCATCCGCTCCTCCAGCATCAAACGCTGGAAGTCGAAGGGCGGCTGGCTGAATTGCACCGGCTTCAACCCTTGCGGAAGGATCTGGCCGGGTTGCATTTTCAGGTTGGCGGTGTTGAGGCTGATCGGATTCTGCGCCTCGAAAACGGGTCGGTTGGCCAGTTCAACGTAATCGCTCAGGCTATTCTTCAGCTTGTTGAGCAGATTCTCTCCAGGGAGGAGGATTTCTGCGACTCCCCGTGGACTGTACCAACCGCCCCCTGTTACTTCATAGGGGAAATCAACGAAAGGAGGTTCGCCGTGCCGATAGGGAAGGATGAACGGTTTCCTTACATCCTCGGTGACAACCAGCGGGCTGTAAGTCTCAACCTTCCATCCGTCCTCGGAGGGCGTATACATCTCCCAAAGAATGATGCGATCATTCTCAGCCTCCTGAGTAATTCCCTCGCGGCGGTAAATCTCGTCCTGAATCTCACTTCGTAGGCCCACCGATTTGGAGGGCTTACCCGAAATGATCTTGATGAAGTTCTCGTCCTGCTTGTAGAGGGGATTAGCCTTATAGGAATCGACGCTGGTTGAGATGATGTGAACAATGAAATCGGCATCTTTAAATTCCTTGGTGTACGAAGGTACGATAATATGGAAGGGATCAATCGCCTCGAAGTCAATGCGCTTCTTGTCCTCGTTCCAGATGACCTTGGCGACTCCGCGTCCGTAGAGCAGGATGTTGTCGATGACTGAAACGATCTCCTTCTGGAAATTGGATTTCTCGCGCATCTGGTAGTCAAACCAACGCTCGGCGGAAACGGTCAGCGGGGTCAACTGCTGGCGCATCGGGACGAAGCTGGAAAGGATGTCGTTACCGATGGCTGAATTTACGAAAGAGGGTTTCAGCTTCTCAATGGCCGTGTCGATCAACTGAACGTGCAGATCGGCTGCGGTCGGCCAAGGCTTGACCTTGCGGCGGACACCGAAGTAGCGGGCCTGGTAAAACAGACGTTGCCGGTTCTCCCAAGTCTCCCGCTGGTTGAGGGCTTCGATGATCCTGACGTAGTAATCGTTACGGCGTGTGTCTTTGGCGTTCATTGTTCCCGCTCCCTGTTCAGTTCAAATTGAAGATCGTTGACATAATGCAGAGCGCGTTTTGCCCATGCACGGACGGCAGGATCAGAGTTGCGAACAGCCGGATAGTTCTCATCGCGCATCAAGGCCTCAACGGCCCCGGTCGTGTTCGTTGTCGGGGTCGTCGTGGCGCAGCCACCAAGGCTGAGGGCCAAGATCGCGATCAATGGAATCACGGTTGTTGCGCCACTCGCCTTCGGCGCGGTCAATGCGTTTCTCTTTCCAACCCGGAATGAGGCGAAGGATCGACGCGATGATGTTAAGAATCGCACCGATCACTTAAAGTTATTTGATGTGGAGGCCGAGCGTCTTGAGGAAGTTGACGACCTTTTCCAACGCCGAATCGTCGGCGGGGGTCGGGGTCAGCTTCACAATGATACGCGCGGCAAGCACGATGCCACCAAGGGCGGCAACAATCTCGGTCCAATTTGCAGTGATCCAGTTCCAGATATTCATATTAACCTCCTGCGTCGAAGCCAGCCATAACGGGATCACTCGATTCCATCAAGGCTTGCAATGACCTCCACGTTGGCTTTTCCACCGGGAAGGTCAAGTCGAAACTGATATTACCACCATCAAGGCAGAGGGCAAGGGCATCGGCTCGAGCCGGGCTGGCGAGTCCCCTGGCCCGCATCGAATCCTTGGACTCGACCCCCAGCTTGCCTTTGGAATTAACCAGGCTCCGGCGGCAAGTCAGTTGCGCCGTCAGTTCGTCGTCTTCGGGCAGGATGATCTCAGCCGCCTCGATCTTCTTGGCCATGCCGTACCACATCTCGGACGCGCGGTTGGTGTAGGCATCGGTGTCGTAAGCGGTGGAGCCGAAGTTGACCCGCTGTACTTCCCAGCCCGCTTCCGCCAAGGCATCGCACATGGGCATACCAAGGCCGCTTGCGTCGGCATAGATGTCTTCGGCCTTCAGACCATGCTTCTTAAATTCCACAATAAACCTGCCTACCGCAGACATGGTATCCCTTTCGCGCCATGCCGTGATAGGCAGAACCTTGTTCCCATCCCGCACGCAAAGCACGTTGCAGTCGCCACCAGCCGCAAAGTCTACACCGGCGATCTTTGTGCCAGGCTTGAAGTCCGGTGGGCTGGTAAGGCAGTTTTGAAGCTGGTTCAGGTTAATAATCAGGCTCTCGCTGCCTATGTCCACAAACTCGCCATAGATCATGGAGCGGGTCAGGGGGTGCTTCTCGCCGTACCGCTGGATGACCTCGTCGATCTGCTTCTGGGTGATATGGGGACAGTCGAAGGCGGTCACGGCGTGCTTCTTCCACATATCCGCCTCCTTGGTGAAGGCGCGATAGAAGGCACCGCTTGACCCGCCGGGGCTACTCGCAATAAGCAAGCGGGTAGGCTGACACCGGCTGATGGCTTCAAACAAGGGGTCGGCTACGGTCTTGGCTTCGTCCACCACCATAAGCAAAGGCGCAGTTTCGTGGTTCTCGGCGTGCCAGCCTTCGGCACGGCCAGGATCGGTCGCAGAATAGCCTATAATGCGCGATGTGTTGCCGTCAGGGTGCAGATAGCGGATCTCGCCGGATGTGACCTCCCAGGGGCCACCAAGCTTGGCGATGTGGGAGCGCAGGCTAGGCCAAAGCTGGGACTCGACTTGGCGGAAGACCCCGGCGGTCGTGACCGCAATAGAGCGCTTGTAGACGAGCGCGTGCCATATCAAAACGCCTGAAATGACCGTGGAAGTCTTGCCGGAACCGTTAGCGGCGCGTAGAGCCACTCTAGCGTCTACTGGCTCAATATCTGACAATACATCCTTTTGCCATTTGTAGAGATTGATGCCCAATACCTTATCTGCGAAATACGCAGGGTTTAGCAGTTGCTCTAAAACCTCTTCAGGTGCCTTTTGGGCTGACTTGGGAATACGCTTAGGCATAACCTCTTTTTATTTTGTGGCGCAATTATTTGGGGGGTATTATGCGTGTGAATCGGTGGCGGGGGGCGTAGGGGGAGGGGTGTCGTGGGTAGGCCATTTTGCCAAACTTTCTGCCCTTGGCTTTCTTGTTTTAATTCTGCGTTTTCTACCAAGTCCATTTTTTTGACTTGCAACTTGTTGATTATCAGCATTAGTCGCACAACAATTAGTGTCTTTAGTATAGGTTGACAATGTATTTACAGCACTATTTTCCAATGCCTTAACTTCCTTTGCCTCAATCACTTGCGCTTTCTTTTCCGCCCTTCGAGATGCAAGGCCAGCGAGGAGGGAGGCGAATGATCCGTTGACTCCATGAGTCACTGAAGTATCTACGGATAAACGACTTGAGGGAGCAGCATATCCGCAAGTTCGCTCTAAAATCCAAGCCCTAGCTTGCCATGACTTTTCGCCAGCATCGTAGACGGATTTCAACAGAGACATTTCGTAGTTTTTTCGTGCTGTCTCTACTTTCTGAC